TGACTCTTATATTATAGCACAAAAAAAGAAGGGGTACAACCCCTCCTGTTTTATTTTCCGTATAGAAACTGGACTTCAGCAGTTATGATTGTGAGAAAGATAGCAGATGCTACGCATATCTCAATAGTTTCAATCATTTAAGACTTGTAAGTTCTTTTTCTTGTCTTACACCACGGTAAGTTAGATCGACCTTGTTAGTCTGCTTTCCTTTGTTTCTGTTGGTATCATACTTGATACCACGGTATGTGACTTGTGCCATCGGTTTTCTCCTGTAAGTAGTAGGGATTGTAGCCCCGTTCCTTCAGTCGGCATTTGCGTCCCCGAAGGGATGAACGAACCCGTTCCGTGTCGGCTTACTTGCGTCCTCCTAAGAGGATGAACGTAAAGGTATGTTAGCATACCCACACTATATAGTCAACCATTTATGTAGTTTCTGTTACATTTTCATTTTCTTTTAACAAATTAGTAACGGTTTTCTCTGTACCGTTCATCATTCTAACTTCATAGATGGAAGACTTCATATATTTTTTAAGTTTTTTATATTGTTTCTTGATAGGACCTAACTCATCTAGGTTCAAATTAATGTTTAAATCTTTACCCATCTTTCCTGTCCTCTCTTTTTCTTTTCTTTCTCTCAGCAGGTTTTTTACTTGAAGTTGTTTTTGATTTTAAGTAAGTCCTTGGGTCAACAATTCCTTCTGTCCATGTAATACTTACAACTCCGTCAAAGTTATCATGATAATGATCAAAGATCTCAACCATAGATCCTGCTCTTGTGATGTCATGTTTAATTTCATCTTTGACTTTGTAAACTACCAAGAAAGAATCCTTTGGTAGTTTCTTGTCTTTCGATAAATTACGATCACATTCCTTGTGAATTACATCTAAGGTCATGATCTTCCACCCCAAGTGATATCTGGATATGCATCCTCGACCATAGACCTAGTGATCTTATATTTCTTTTGGAGTTCTTTATCCTTTACTAAACATAAGATCTCTGCATCTAGTGGATGTAGACCCTGCAAAATTTGAATAAACATAGTCTCTCTACGAAGACCATTCAGTTTATCATTACCACCTTTGATAAAGTTATACAACTTTGTCCACTCTCTACGAAGTGTTGTAAAACCTTGATTGGTATTTACAGTATTATTAAACTCCATAGTAGAGGTTTGTTGACCTATCTTGGTAGATAAGGTACCAGTGCTATTCTGTTCGTCCTTGAGACTTGAATAGGGCACCTCTCCTGGTGGGAGTAATGATATAACACTTTCATCAAAATTCCATATAAACAATGCTTTTAATGAATCGTGTTCAAATTTTTTAAGTGCTTCCACTTTCTTTGCAGTTGATCTCTGTTTGTTTACTACATTCAGAACTTCAAATACAAAAGGATTTGGTGGAAGATCCTCTATGGGTGTAGACGCTCTAGTCGTCTTCCTCGGTTTCTTCGTTGTTGTCATTTTTTTCAAACCTCACTGCGACAATTTCATCAGGCATAAGATTACCATTTTCATCGAACATTTCTGGATGAGCATACACTGTCTGTGGTGTATTCTCATAAGTGACTTGTCTTGCGATCCATCCAATTACACCTCCGACTAAAAGTGATATGGTAGACCCTAGAATTGTCATGGTTAGACTGAGTACTAACGTTTCTGACATGGCACTTCTCCACTATTTTTTTGTTTTTTTAGTAAATTTAAAAGAAAACTCAAAAGTGAAATGTATCTCTCTCTTTAGAATAGAAATAATTTTGTTAAACCGTATACCAAATGGTTTAACTCTCTGAGATTTCGGAACTCCTCCTTCAGCAAGTATTAATTCTACACCTCTATTTATGGGTAGATCAGAGGATTGCTTTTTCTTGGAGGTATCGGATTGAGTCAACACATCCTCCCAATTTTTTTCCATCTAACATAACTTGTGGGAATGTTGTACCGTCACCAAATTCATTATAAAAACTCTCTTTGTTGAAATCAACATCAAGAGTGTAAATTCTGTGCGATAACTTTGCTAATTCTAGCACATCTACAATCTTTTCGCAATAAGGACATCCTGTTTTTGAATAAACCGTAAAATTCATTTCTGCTGTATAAAAAACTATTTAACTATTTTGATTCTAGAGATTTATTTTTGATTATGATTCTATTATTTTTATAATCTGGAACAAACTCAAGAACGTCCTTAGTATCCCACATAAGTTCTTCATATAGTGAGTTGAGACGTTCCATATCCTCATAGAGATCATTAACATGTTCCTTTTCGTAATCGTCCATAGAGAATAAATTAGTTAGGTTTTTATTATACGGTATTTAGTTATCACTGTCAATCAATTTTGTTCTTTTGCTGATTTAAATATATTATTGCTCTCTGTAAACTATCAGAACTCGCATCAAAAACATCTATTCCTTTTGTACATTTCTTACATATATCCTTTTCTAACTTTTGTTTTTCTTTACCGCATATCATACATGTTCCAATTTCATATTTCTTTCTAACTCTCTTGAGTGTGCACTGTTTACACTCATAAGAGTATGATGATGCCAAGGAAGGGTCTCTCCTGCACCTGTAGAAGTCTGCAAGCAGTCCTTTCTTTACTTTACATACTCTACATACCCTATCTTCGAGTAAGAGGTGTTCTGTCTGTAGTTGCTGATCGAAGTCCATGTCATAAAAAAGACCCCTACTATGTAGAGGTCTGGGGGTGTTCCGACTGTAGAGACACACGAAAGGTCTCAATTGTATTTATAGTGCATTACCACGAGGTAATACTTCTTCTGGGAACACAAAGTTCTCGTGTGGTTGATCAACAGATGACATCCATGCTCTCATACCTTCGTTAAGAAGTATATTCTTAGTGTAGAAAGTCTCGAACTCTGGGTCTTCTGCTGCTCTTATCTCTTGAGATACAAAGTCGTATGCTCTGAGGTTAAGTGCTAGACCTACGATACCTATAGATGATGTCCACATACCCATCACAGGTACGAAGAGCATGAGGAAGTGTAAGAATCTTTTGTTAGAGAAAGCAATACCAAATATCTGTGACCAGAATCTGTTTGCTGTAATCATACTGTAAGTTTCTTCTTCCTGTGTAGGATCGAATGCTCTGAAGGTTGTAGATTGAATCTTACCATCAGTGTATTGTGATGTGTCTTCATACAATGTGTTCTGAACAGTTGCTCCATGTATTGCACAGAGTAATGCTCCCCCTAATATACCTGCTACACCCATCATGTGAAATGGGTTAAGAGTAATATTGTGAAAACCTTGTATGAATAAGATATAACGAAAGATTGCTGCGACACCGAATGAAGGTGCGAAGAACCAACTATGCTGACCTAATGGATAGATCAGAAAGATACTAGTGAAGACTGCGATGACAGCAGAAAATGCGAGTGCGTTGTAAGGTCTGATACCTACGAGTCCTGCGATCTCAAACTGACGTAACATGAATCCTATGAGTCCAAAGACACCATGCAATGCTACGAAGTTCCAAAGTCCACCGAGTTGTAACCAACGGACAAATGAACCCTGTGCTTCTGGTCCCCAAAGGAATAATAAACTGTGACCCATTGCGTCGCCAGGTGTAGACACTGCTGCTGTAAGGAAGTTACATCCCTCAAGATAAGAGGATGCAACACCATGTGTGTACCATGAAGTAACGAAAGTAGTTCCTAAGAACCAACCTCCGATTGCTAAGTATGCACAAGGCAAAAGCAATAATCCAGACCAACC